CTTTCCTCCAGTTTGCGTCGTCGGCGTTGCAGGTTACTGCAGCCATGCTCGAGATATTTTGTGATCATCAAGATCACTTTCTCGCTAGGCACACGTCGTCGTCGCTGCTGAGTGGATTGCGTGAAATGTTGAAGTGCGAAGATTACGATGCTTTTATCGGCCTCGTTAAGTACCACACACAGCTTCTTCACGCACGGAGTTTGACGGGCAAGTATGACGGCCGAAAGGTCGTTCAAGTCATGCCTGAGGTGCCTCGCTGTACAGCGAGTCACCCTCTCCTCTTTTCGGGGAGTGTTCGGCGATTCATCGCAGGCAGATTGATTTCTGTCTGTAAGAAGAACCAACACTTATTTTGGTCGCTCTCTCAAGTTAAGAGAGCAGCCGAAGTTGTACCAGAATCCTTCGTTCAAAAGGCGCTTCAGAAGCACCGTAAGACGATGGAATCCCCATCTGGTCCTATCACACCGTCCTACCTCGCGTCAATCAGCGCGAAGTTGAAGGCAATTTTCAAGGGCGTCAAGCTCGATGAAAAGGTCTCCATCCATGAGTACAGTACCAACGCTTGTTGGGAAAGCTCTAGAGATGAAGGCGGTGCGAAAGGGTACCTCCTGTACGATCACGTGCAGGAGGGGCTAGTGTCCAATGATGAACTACTGAGAATGTCGTATGACCCCGTTAAAGGTGTCATGGCGGACTATGGCTTTGCAACCATAAGTACGCGCGACTTGGTTCTGGGTGAGCAGAGGCGAGTGAAAGCCAATGCTGCCCAGGGTCTGTACACAGGCTGCCAAGCCAGTGTATACCCGGTATGTGAGCCGTTTAAGGTCAGGACCATCACGAAGGGTAACGCGTTTGCGTATGCCCTTGCGAATGGTTTGCAGAAGGCGATGCATCGCCATCTCAAGCGCACGAATCAGTTTGCACTGATCGGTGAGCCTGTGACCTCACTCAGGGCCGTAGAGTGGTTGACAGAGATGTCTCCCACTGGCCTCTGGGTGTCCGGGGATTACTCCGGAGCTACGGATCTCATCAAGATCGAACTTACCAAGGTGTGTTTTGAAGCCGTGCTCTCAGAGCTCGGCCAGAACGAGGTCTACAATGACATCGTCCGTCGCGTGCTCTATGAGCACGAGATTCATTATCCCAAGGGGTCCGGTCCGGACGGTACAGATCTTCCTCCTGTGAAGCAGGCGAACGGGCAATTGATGGGGTCGGTTTTATCCTTCCCTGTCCTCTGCGCTATTAACCTTGCGCACTACTGGCACAGCGTCGAGCCGGAAGTAACCAACTTCCGTCAGCTCAAGGCGCTGGTCAATGGTGATGATATACTGTTTCGAACTCAGTTCAAGCAGTACGAGAATTGGTACGGCACGCTCCATGAAGCGGGCTTTGTCCCCAGTCCCGGTAAGAACTTTTGCCATCCGGCGTTCTTTACTATCAATTCACAGCTTTTCGCGGCTGGCCAGCATGTTCTGGTCCCGGAAAAGATTCCTTTCTTCAACACCGGTCTGCTTTATGGGCAGTCTAAAGTCGGTGCGAGGGAGGATGAGGCGGCGAAGCCAGTGTTTCTGCTGCACAATCCATGTGTAGCGGGCGCGCTGAACCCCAAGCGGGCTTCGTCGAGGTTCCTGGCGATCAATCGCTTTGATATGGAGCAGTGCTCCTCACATCGCGGTATTCAGCTCAACTACTTTGTTGCGCCGGAGCTAGGTGGATTGGGTTTGGTCCCACCGCCTGGTACTCAGATCACCAGTGATCCTAACTGTACTCAGCCATCGACTATCCATGTCACAGCAATGCAGCGCAGACTTGCGCAGTATCTGTATGATCAGTGGACTGTCGATTACACAACACCCCCAGCCGGTCCCGTCGGAATGCCTAAGCGGCTAAACGACGTGGCGCTCCTGGGTTGCATTGGAGTACCACACTCTTTCGAGATAGCGTGCCAGCTTGGCGCGCTGTATGAACTCGAGACAGCTATGGGGCTCTCGCAGCTAGGTGGCGAGGTTGCGCGTAAGCGCTTCCCGCCGGTTGAAAGAAGAGTTGTCCGTCGTCTTATTGAGACGTCAGAGTTCCTCGTCCCTCATGCACGTGTAGTGCTACCAGAGGGTCCTGGTCCAAAGAATGCGAAGCTGAATGAGCTGTCTGATAAGGACATGCTGAAACTCAGCTATCGGTGGCAGATGCCCTCCTGGTCTAAGACCATGAGCACTGTCCCTACGCTTTCTTCTGCGTCCGTCTGTCGTAAGCGGTTCCTCGAGGTGACTGAGTCACTTGAGGATCTTTGTATCCCTGAGCACTTCTGCTACTAGGAACATCGAACTAACTGTTTGACAGAATGCGATCCAAAGTTCAACAACGGTTATGGCAGAGATGCCGAGCCGTCACCTAATCAGTGAAAAGTGTCGTACGACAACTACAAGTACGTGTGGTAGCTACTGCCCTGAGGGCTGTTTGGCTAAGATCCACATTGGGGTCATCATGTTTAAAGCTTCCAAAGCGGGTTAAGTGGACCTGGGCAATGCCCCTTCACAAGTTACCGCGCTAAGAGCTGTCACCTTAATAGACGTTGCAGGAGAAACCTGATTCAGCTGTGATGCTGTCAACGATTGAAAAGTGAGAGTCTCGGAATGCCTACAGACTGCACGGAGCGCCTTTCGGGGTACGTGATGATGAACAGTCGCCTTCTTGCGAGGGGGATCCCATGAATCGCAATAAGAAGGGTTCTGCAGCTCCCGCAAAAGCTGCAAACAAGAAGTCGCAGCCTCTGGCTGCGCGGATTCCTCGACCTCCTGCGTCGGGCCGCTCTGCATCTGCAGCTGCTGCCTACGCTACTGGAATGTCATCTGGCAAAGCTCAGGTCTACCGTTCAACGGTGGATTCGTGTCGCCTCGTTCATCGTGAACTTGTGGCGTCCGTTACTGGCTCTGTCGGATTCGCTGTCGCATCCAACCTCTCCATCAATCCAGGCTTGCCTGGATCTTTCCCTTGGCTCTCAATTGAGGCCCAGGGTTGGGAGAAGTATCGATTCAACAGTTTGAAGCTGTGTTACTACACCAGGACTGGCACGAATGTGCCCGGCTCGGTGATTCTCGCAGCTGACTATGACGCAGCTGACGCCGCACCTGCCAACGAGCAGATTGCGAGCGCCTACTACGGCACCCAGGAGGACGCGGTCTGGAAGG